CTATTACTGTTTTTAGTTTACCTGACTCTATTTTTTGAATGTCAAAAACGATGGTATCTGCAAATGTTGAATGTAATATTATATTTTCTAGTTGTATCTACATTGCTACGGGCATTCCATAGTGCTACTCAACTAATCTTCTAGCCTCAATAGTAGGACCACGTTTTAACATTATCTCGACTTTTTCGTCGAAATTTTTTTTTCCAATTTGATTAATAATGTATGTATTATGATAATCATCATCATCAAATATCGGATTGAATCCTGCTGTTAATTCTAGGGCACGTTTTATAAATGCCCAACAAACAGGCGATGATGGACACGTGTATGCAGCCGATAAAGCTTTCGCGCGCATTAAACTAACCATCAAGCCTGGATTATCTGAAACCAGCCTCGGATTCTATGTATAATTAAATCGATACATAAATCGATATGGGTCTGTTATATTCTCATTTTGACCCTCCACAAAGCAGTATCCACAAAATTCGGAATCACCTAAATTAATGGGTCGCTTTATTTTTATGGTAAAGCCTGCTTCTGACACCATTTCTGTGGTTGGCACTTTATTAGCAAATGAAAAAAGACCATCATCACCTTCAACTAATCCTGCTGTTATTTCTAAGTTATTCATAATTGCTACATAATTCATGATGATCATATTAGAAATACCATTGGAAAAAGATGTAGTCATTTCACCTGACATACGTGTGCCATCTATCTAATAGTTAAAATACTTCATTCTAACCTTATTAGTTGCTGCTACTATGCAGTGCCTTCTATATAAATCTGGTCTGTTGATAAGTAAATATTTAATAATCTGGAGTTCGATAATATGCATGATCCGCGGCTTAAAATGAATCTCATAATTGGTGTAATCTGTGGCTATAAAATTAGTCTTTCCATGAAATAAATCAGCTTTGTACTATTCACGTAACAACGCGTCCACATGTTTGATAAATCTGAGCTTTGCACCCGTTTTAGATCCATGACGGTCTATAGCATAAGTATCATTCTAATAAACATACTCTTCCATAAGTTTAGTTGAAGGTCCCAGGGCAACTTTCGCTGAATCGCATCTAGCATTGATAAGTCTTGGATATTTTCCAATCTCTCCATAAGCTTCTCTCTTAAGGAAGCCATTAACCGTAGTCTTAAAATTTCCAGCACTTTCATTATTGCGATCAAAAGCTTCTCTGAGCTCGGTTTTTCTGGCACTAGAATAATGGGTTTTATCCAACCATGATTGTAATTCATCATTTTCATCAGGTCGAAAATGCTCAATGGGGATAGGCTTGAAATTAGCTCTACAAAACTACCAAACGAAATTTCGCAACCTGAGACGATCATTTCTTTTAATTTGGGTTCTTCCATCCATAAGTTCTCTAAATATTCTTTTAGAAGCACCTGCTAGTGCTGTAGCCTAATCATTGTAGTCGCATGTGTAAGGATAAATTCCCCGTATGTCGAATCCGATACATTTTGCTGTGGGCTGTCTTGTTGTTGTGGGATATCTCCAATTGATGTCTACTTTAACAGAGCTGTCCCACTCCTAAATAATGTTGTAAAATCCATCTGAACAACGTGTCCCATATGCCAAGCGATTGTGTTGAGGGTAGAAGAAACCTTCGACCTTAGGTTTCCTGATATAGGGAGCATATTGTAAAAACTCCTTGTCGGTTTGTCTATAATATCTGGCAGTTTTAAAGGTGGCATCAAACATTCTTCTATTGAGTAAGGCTAATTTCTCACCACAAAATCGTGGTTGCCACCTATGGACTCGTTTAAAGACATATATTCATTATGTCTAATCAAGGCCCAAACTAAGTCAGCATATTCTAATGAATACATTTTCTAATCAGAGATTGTTATATGTTGATGAGCATTTATATTTATGATATCATGTTTCTCTGACATGAAAGTAAATGTGCGTGTTAGACCTATTTTCTCAGCAATTATATTATTAAAATAAATCGGTATATT